GATGCTGCAATTGCACGCTCAACATTAGTATTTGTTATATCCGCATTCAAAATATAAGCGCCGTTTTTACTGTCTAATTTTGAAGACATTTCAGTAAGTTTGGCAGCCCAAGTTTCTTTGAAGTTCGTTAATGTTGATATAGAGTCTGTGGCTGAAGAAACAAAGTCCTGTAAAGTCGGGTCAGCTGAAGCGTAATCAGTAACGTCATATTGCTCGATTTGGGCTAAGGTCCAAACTAAAGGCGCAGTAGCTGTTGGTGTAGATCCTCCCGCCACATAAACATGTCCTGAGTTAGAGAAAGAACCTACAGCACCACATTTAATCATTCGAATATATGTTTCGAATTTGCCTGTACCCTCAGTATTGCCAATGAATCGATCAATTGCCCCTGTCCCCATTGCGTTACCAGCATTCACCAATTTATATCCAACTGGTAGCTTGATTAAATACTTGATAACAAAAACAGCATTTGCACGGCCATAAACGAGTTGAACAAATCCACCCCATGTTGGGCTGGCAGCACCAATGGTTTTAATTTCAATTTCATGGGTTGAGGTAGTAGGGTTATCAGAACTTTTCGCGACTCGAGTAACTGTCACATTCCCATTGCCGGCATTGTTATAGACAGATACACCATTGTTACCTTTTTTGAAATTTACGTCTCCCTGCAACAATTTTCCATTAGTAATCATCATCGCCAGCATTGTTGTGTTTTCTAATGCGGAACCAAGATTATTTGTACTTGTTTGAAGCTGAGAAATTTCAGTATTTCTAAGTGTAGCTAGATCCTTTGATGTTTGGTCAGCTGTAGCTTTTGTTGTTTTTACTACAGAAGATAAACCACCAGGTACAGTTGCATCATATTGTTGGATTTGCTGAGCTATAACTCCCTTATTAACATCAGCCTTGATAAAAGTATCTTCAACAAATTGAGCATTTTGTTTTAGAGATGATCTAAATCCGCCTTTAAAATTTGGCGCTGAATTACCTCGGCTGATAAACATATTAGTTACAGTAAATGTTCCACCAGATGGAGCATTATCAAACCGTAAACCTAGTGGAATAGCTTCATAAGCAGAGGCTTTTAAATCATTTGGGAAAATACCAGTAAGTTCTATTTCACCACTTGCAGCTACAACAAACGAAGGTAACCCAACACTATAAGTTGCACCATGAAATTGAATACTACATGTAGCGCCAACTAATCCTGCAGTTGCTGTGTATTTGATTCTCGCAACTATTGGATCACCTTTATCAATTGGAATTTCCTTGTGTTTATATTGCAGTTCCCAAACAGCTACAGTTCGGTTTGTACCAGTAGAAATACTTAAATTTTTAGTATCATCACCAAGTAAAATCCAGTTCTCTTCTGAGTAACGTAAAGTATCAAGTTGTGCTTTAAAAACTTTGATTTCCTCAGCAAATACTTCTTTCGCATCAGATCTTGTAATTTTTTCTTGAAGAATTTGTGCGTGGTTTTCTAAAACCTTTTGTAAGTTTCCACTATTGTTTGCCAGACCAATCGGGATACCACTAACTACTTGGATTGCAAGCATGATTTGCTTAGCCCCATTTGGTCCAGTATCTGGTGTTGCATGCAATTCTATACCACGACCTGAACCAATCCCCTTCTGACCAACTAAAATGTATGCATCCCGACCCGTTATTTGATCAAGTGTGAATGGATTGGCACCTAATGAAATTAATGCATTCTTAACTGGTGCTAGGTTTACACCAATACTGTCGTAGTTTGTAACGATAACAAAGGTGTCATTTGGAATCGCAGAAATAGCGTTACTCATTGCCGTAGCATTTGCTACAGCTGCATAAGTATCATATCTAGTTGAAGAAGCTATAGAACCATCAGCTGCTAAAACATGGACTGAAAAACCACGTGCTGAAGCTACTGATTTGATTTCACCTTTTAAGTTTTTAATCCCTGTGAAAAAGCCATTCCAGCCACATGAATAAACACGGTAATTGAAAACTTGACCAAGGTCCTGATTTAATTGTTTATAACTTGATTCCAAGTTATTAATAGACTGTGTAGTGTTCTGTTGATTATCACTAATAGTTGAATTAATTTCCTGAAACTTACCATCTACAGCAGTTTTATTATTGTCTACAGTAGATTTTAAAGTCGCATAATTCTCTGCAAGTGAAGTAATCTTTTCACCGTTTTTTTGAACATCAGCTTTAGTACCTTCAATTGCAGAAGCATTAGCTTCAAGATCCTTAATTAGTTCACGAGGATTTTTTCTAAAACCAGTGGCTAACTCACCTTTTTCAAGTTGCACTTCTCTAATTAAAAAGTCAGGAGCAAAACCTACTTGCGAATATAAAATTAAGTTAATATGCTGTAAATTAATAATATTTGTATCAAAGGTATAAGTACATAATGTTTCTTTATCAGTCGAAATGTTATTCCATGTAGTACCAATTTGGTTATTACGACCTGATGAATCTCGACGGTGTATAATTAATAAAATTTGAGTCTGTGCAGCTGTCAACGACATTGCTTTAAATGACAATGTGTACTTCTGATTCATCTCTAAACCATCTGCCAATGTCAGAGTTTCAATAAACCCTTTAAAGTATGTAGTTGTATCAGTAGATTTAAAGTGCCCCCAAGTAGCACCTTTTGAATCTTTATAAACTTCAAGTAGATTACCTGCCACAGCAGAATTTTGACGCCAATTTAAGGTGCCTAAAGGGCTTGAGAAATCACCATTTTTAATTATGTTGTCACCACCACTTGAAGAAATAGCAGCTTTGATAATTTTGCTCTCTTCAGCAATAGCTTGGTTAGTTTCTGTTTTGGTGTAGCGAGTACTATCTAGTGTTGCTGAACTATTAGTCCACAAATCGCCAAATTTTTGACGAAATTTAGCTTCAAGGGTTTCAGTTGCAGAAGTTATTGCTTGAGCAGTATCTGCTTTAGAAGAGTAATCCTTAATTAGAGTTGAAGTACTTACCTTATCATTTAACGCTTTATTATTACCTTCATAAACTTCTACCCAATGCACTGTAGTAGTGGCATTAGCATTTGCTGAAGAATTTGGAAAACAATAAAAATTAACAACAGTTGCGTCTGTTCTAGAAATTGTAGTTAAGGTAAATTCGTAGATATCTTTACTAGCTGAAAAAATAGGTGCATCTGCATTAAATACATTACCTCCGCCAATATATACACGCAAATTGGCTGCATTGTTCCCTCCATTATCAAAGGTAACTTTTGCTCTGACGGTAACAGTAATACCAGGTGCATTTAAACTTTTTGCTAAGGGATATGATACTTGTAAATAACCACCCGTTTTACTTTTTTCGACATTACCCCCGATAACGATGTTGTCAAAAGACTTACCACCGATACTTGTTTTCAATGCTTCGGTCGCAGTTGATATTGCGCTATCAACATCAGATTTAGTCATCCGGTCGGAAATTTGTTTAGCCTGTGCAGCCAAACCATTTACAGGATCATTAATTGTTGATTCTAAGTTTTGAGTTTTTTTAGCTAAAGCAGTACTTTCAGTAACATACGTTTGTTTAAATTCATTTAAATTTGCTGATACTTGATCGAATGCTGCATTGAAGTCGTAAGGACTTGCAATCCAATTATCTGTAGTTATGAAATCCCCTTTAACTAACACAGCCCAATACACAGTACCAACACTTTGCTTGTCTGCAGTTGGTCTGCTAAGCATATAAAAGTTAACTTCTTTGGCGGTACCAGCTGAAGTCTTCGTAAAAGTAATTTTGCTTATTACCTTACCTGAAGTGTTAATAACCTGCTGTAAAAACTGACTTCCTCCACCAGCATATACAGCTAAATTTGAGTTTGTGTCACCAGCACCACGTGTATGCTCTGCACACCAAAGAAGAGTGTACTTTGCTCCTACTTCCCAGTCTTCACCAAGCTTATAGCGTAAATGAGGATATGAAACGCCATCGTAGTTTCCAACTACGTTAGAGTTAATCAACAAGTTCGTACCAGCCGGTGCGGACTTGTTAAGATTTGCAGATAAAGTATTAGCCTGTTCAGTAACAGCTTTAATCTGACCAGCTTGTTCAGTAACTTGTGAATTTGTAGTTTGTAATGCTTCAGTTGACGCTTTTTTACTTACTTCGGTATTGGTTATAGTTAGATCATTTCTAAGTTTTGAAATATCTAAACTTTGAGAAGATAAACTATCACCATGCTTCTTCACTTCAGCTTGAGTAAGCTTAATCGCTTCCGCATTTGCATTTAATGAACTTTGAGTATCTCGAGGGCTTGGGCTCCACGCTGTAGCTTTATTACCTGCTTCGATCTGCAATTTTTGAATTGTTGGAATTCGACCAGTGCCATATGTACCGTAAAACTCAATAGTCGATTCGGTTGTGCTGCCAGTGTGTAATTTAGGAAACACGGTAACTTCAAATTTTTGAAATTCATTTGCTTTAGTGACTGTAACAGAAGTTGTGAAGAAGTGAGCTGATCCATTAGATGAATATACTTGTACAGTTCCAGCAACCGGTACACTCACTTCAAATGAAATCGTAACCGGCTTATCTAAATTTTCATCATAAAAAGCTTTCAACTCTTTGCTACGTTCATACATTAAGTATTCACGGCTTGTTGCTGCTGTGGATGTTCGAGGTGCTTCTGAATTGGCTACGGCGTTAACACCACCAATCTTAATGTTATTCACTGCAGCTGTAATATCAGTCGCCACACGCCCCATGGCACTTTCAAGATCACTCTTTGTAGCTGTTTTCGATAAAGCTTGGGCATTGCTCAGAATACCTGTTTCTGCGTTCTGCATTCTTGATTCAAGCTTAGTGGTTCTTTCAGCTTCAGCTTCTGTTCTGTTAGTTGCTGTTTTGAATAAATCATTTGCAGTTGCTGTTGCATCATTAGCAGAAGCTAAAGAGTTGTTATCTTCAACAATAATGTAATTAAGCTGACAAATTCCTGTCTGAAAGTTGTAGTTAGCAATAAACATTGGGGCATAAAATTCAGCCTGTGCTGGGAATGTGCGTGGATTTTCAATTGTCCCTAAACCAGTTGCTGCCCCAGTAGACTTACCTTTCATGTATAGAACTACTTCTTGCCACTCACCTAAATTAGGTTTAATGGCTGACAATAAGTAGTTAGACGAACCCATATCTCCTGCAAGGGAGTTTGTAGTAGTTACATATTTACTTTGGTCTGCATTTTTACATGCAACACCAAGATAAATAGATCCAGTTTCCCCAAGCACACGGCGGAAGCGTGCACGCACTCGATACAACTTATTTGGATCAATTTTTTGGAACTCGTTCCAGTGAACCCATGCTTCATCATTACCGGCATTATTCCCAAGCTCAAGAATATAACCACCTAATGCATCAGCATCTTGAATTACTTTCGCTTCACCTGTGGTACGCCACTGTGTCCAGTCGTCAATACCTTTTGACGTTACGACTGCACGAACCCCTGACGTTACTTGAGTTTGAGACTTTAGGCTTAATAAATTTTGAGAAAGTGCTTCTGTAGCTTTTACCGCCGTTGTACCTGTTTGCTGCGCTTCTGCTGCATTATCGAAAGCAAGTTTAGCAATATCATCAGTAGTTTTAAGTGATGATGAAAGGCCATTTATTCTTGTATTTGTATTACTTTCTAAGGTCGAAACACTTTTTTGAACATCAGTAATTTGACCTTGTACCTTTAAGTTTTCTTTAGAGATACTTGTATCAAGTTCACTAAATTTTGAAGTAGTAGACTGTTCAAATTCGGCGAGCGACTCAGTAACTTCTAGAATATTTGCATTAGATTTCCGATCAGCCTCTTCTAGAGCTGCTTTCGTTTGGTCGATGCGTAAAGATAAGGCTTTATCACCATCAGAAACTGATTGAGCAATTGTTGCTAAATCTGACGTTGTTTTAGTTTTATTCGAATTATAGTCGGTTTTTAGTTCTTCAAGTTTTTTTGCTTCTGAAACAAGCTTTTCATCAACAAGTTTTACAGATGATTCAACCTTTTCGATATATGAAGCATTTCCAGTAATTTGATCACGCCATGCTTTTGGAATGGTGTCATTAAGTGCAGTAATGTCCCAGACTTCATAATCGGCAAGGATTACATCCACTGGGTTTGCTGTGCTTGGTAAAGGTGGATTAGTGCCAGCAATAACACGGAAATGCCCATGGATAGCTGCAGGCGCATCATAGCCACACTGAACAACAGAGTAATAAACCTCAAACTTACCTGTTCCTTCCTTATTCCCAAGTACACGTAAATAACCACCTGTACCTGTAGCATTGCCAACTGGTAATAAATAAGTGCCCATAGGCATTTTAATAATTTGTTTTATTAAAAACGTTTTATTAGGAGCAGCAACAAGAGTTGGAACAGTCGGATACCAGCCACCACCTAGAGAAACAGTGGATCTTAATAGCATCTCATGGGTACTATTTACTGGGTTATCAGTAGATTTAGCTTGTCTAGTAAACGTTGAACCTGAAGGTACAACATATGCGCTTAACCCCCCATTCCCAGATAGAAATGTAGGATCGTCACGTAAAGGCTTACCAAGTGATTGCATTCGCGCTAACTCAGTAGCATTTAACAAGCTTGCATTAGTGGTATCTAAACTTGCTTGAATTTGATCAGTCTTTTCAGCAACAGATTTACCAAGATCAACTACTGTACGTTCAACATTATTAATTGCCGCTTTGTTATCACCAATTTGAGACTGGGCAGTACTAATTTGTTCAGTAAAAGCTCTATCTTGAGCAGCAAGGGTTTTTATTTCTTCTGAAATTAGGGCATTTGATTTACCCAATTCAGTTTGCATTTCAGCAAACTTAAGCTCAAAACTTTTTGTTAATGCCTCTTTATCATTTGCACGTGCTTCAGCTTCAGCTAGAAAACCCGAATCGACTTTCTTATCAAGGTCAACATACTGGGCTGCAACTTGATCAACTTTTTTAACTGCAGCTTCAGTTTGGGTTACAACCGGTTCAATTTTTTGATTAATGAGTGTATTAGTTTCTTCACCTAATGCTAATTTAGCGTCATCAATCATTTGACCAGCTTTAACTAAGTTTTGATCAATGTCTTGTTTTAAGGCGGCCTTAGTTTGATCAATAACATTTAGTGTGTCAGCTGCTTGTTTTTTACGGTCCAGAACTTCTTGATCCGCAATTTTTTTTGCGTTTTCTGCGACTAACCGAATTTCATTTGAATCACTTCTTACATCAGCAATGATTGAATCTGTTTCACTTTTAATAAAACCGATTTTATCATCGAGTTCTTTCTCAGCACGAATTGCACGTTGTTGAGCATCAGCAACCAATGCTTCATTAGCTTGAATAGACTGATCGATACGTTGATTGGCTTCATCCAATCGTAGATTAGCCTCATTATTATGTTGATCTACAATTAATTTAGTATTATTTATTTCTTGATCTATATAAGCACGAACTTCATCGACTTTATTTTGAGCGATCTGATTAACTTCTTTAACTTGTTCATGAATCTTTTGAACTTCCTCATCAAAATGTTTCATTCCTTCTTCAAGCAATTTAAAAGCATCAGAATCTTTAATATTTTCTATTAATTCTTCTACTTCCTTTATTTTTTCATCAATCTCTTGGCTTACTTGATCTTTAGTTTCATCAATTTTTTCGCCTTGTTCTTTTAACTCTTCCTTTAAACTTTCTAATTTATTAAGAGCATCTTTAAATGCACCCTCAATAGCTTTAGGGTCAATAGGCACACCTGCAACCGTAAGCGTTGTGCCAACTGCCATACTACCCGCTACAGCACTATTGCCCGCAACTGAAGTATTACCCACTACAGTGCTATTTCCCGTTAATGTGCTATTACCAGTTTGTTGAGTATTAGCTTGTACATTCATTAACGGCGTTTTGATCGAAACGGTTGTGCCAGAATCTACTTTTAAATTTTCTTTAGAGATAAATTCAATATTGTCTTGTCGAATACGGCGCACACCTACAATCGCGCCGTCTCCGTGACTGACATAACTATGGATTACTGGACGTTCTTCATTACCATTTTCAAAGAAGACATAGACGTCTTCCCCATCCACAATTTGAATTTCTGTATCTAAATCACTATCGCCGACTGGATAAGCAAAAGTTGCTGTAATTCCTTCACTCGCGCCATCAGTTAAACCATGAATGTGTACTTGTGCAGTACGACCTTTTGCGTTGTAACTTAAAATCTTTGCACGTTTTAAACCATTCATATATTTGACCTACAAATTAGCAATCCAGAACTTTGATGAAGTCCCCATTGATCCCCCGATTGCGCCTGTATCTATATGATGTGCAGCAGTTAAAACGACATACTTCTTACTATCTATTTCAAATATATCGCCTGCATTCCAGTTCAAATTTAGTGGTCTAATAATGGTCCCACGCATAATCAAAACTTTTTCCAAGTTTTTGACTTGTCGGGCATCTAAACCAGCTCTTTGCGTCACAGTGTGGCCTGGGGTTATTGAGTCATCACCAACAACCGTTGAACCGTTATTCTCAACTGTGACAAAAGATGATTTTTGCATCAGTTCCAAAGGTTTACTTGATATCCAAACGACACTGCTAGGATCTAGTTTTGTGATAGGTTCCTTTTTGAAGAAAGAATCAATTTTTTGAGCAGACACTTTATTATTTTGAAAGCAAATTACAGCTGCTTCTTGTTGCAGATAATGAGCCAAGCGCTGTGTAGGCATACTACCCTTTAAACAAACAAATTTAGGCAAAGGTAAATCACTGCCCAGACTGATCGTTGCACCACAAGCTCGAATTACTGAATTAAAAGAAGTTTCATTACTAATAATTGCTTGCTTTGAATATTCGATAAGTCTTTTACAACCAGCCAAAATACCAATACATGAGATGCCACCTACTCGCCGATCTTGTTTAATAGTCTGAGTTTTTAGAGGGGTAACTTTGATAAGTTCGAAAGGATGAGATATGTCATTTACAGTAAGTAGCTCCCCTTCTTTTAAAAGGGAGTCTAATTCAGTAGTAGATTGAACTGTGAACTCAATAGATGCGGGAATAGGTACGAGATCAGTTCTTAAAGTTGCACTAATCAGCTCAGACGCTGGAATAATTTTACCCGCAGATACAATGGTGATTTGCATTAACGGTTCCCCAAGTTAAAATTAAAACTCATTGGGGCCATACAAAACGCAAGTTTAGGCAAAGCGTCTTTCTTTTCATTATAGTTCTGTTGAGCTTCTGATACAGATAGCCCATAACTTTCGACTCCGAGCCCACGAGTAGCTTCAACCAATCTAGCTTGCAAAAGATCACAGTGAGCTTTTACTAAAGGTTGGATGATTACGTACTCATCACCGCTAAGTTCGATAGTTTCATTCAGTTCAATACTCGTGGTAGCTTTAGTTTGACAATCTAAAACAGCCCATCCGGCATAATATTTTGCCTCATCTAAAAATGCTTTCACGATATCATCAAGCAAAATTGAATAGCCCGATAATTGATATTCTTTATAGAGTTCTTCTGAAAGTTGCTGGATAGAACCAGCAACTACAGCATACCCTTCAGATTCAGGTAATAACTTCATAGCCATTACCCGAAAAGATTGCCTAATGTACGTGATGTCGCATTAATCGTTGAGTTGCGTACAGCTTGTTGAGCAGTATTGATTACCTGCTGAACGCGATTCACAAGTTCAGCTGTACCATCAATTTCTTTTTTACCCGGCTGAATACTGCCGTTGGTACCAATGTTTGCGAAGCTACCAAAGTAGTTATAGTCGATTGGGCAAGAAACTGTCATAACTTGAGATCGGCTATCTGAATCATACTCAGCTGACTCAAAGCGTATAGCACAGTTTTCAAGTGCATAAGAACGGGTAAAACTACCTAAACGGCCATCGTAATAATCACCATGGATGATTCCACCACTAGCTACGACATATTCAGCTAATAGTTGATCATGCCCTGCTTCAGTTACTAGGATTTGAAGGTTGCCTGTGTAATGGGTTTTCGGGGGACCAGCAACAATTCCAGTAAATCCACCCGCATATTGAACTTCTGCTGGATCTTCATTACTCACAATTGGCCGTGGGCAACTTTTAAATAAGAAGCGAAGGTCTTCCATGCCACGAGGAACAAACATCCCCTGACACGCTAATAATGGTGAACCAAGTTGCTGTAGAGCAATGTAATCTTGTTTAAGCTGATTTAGTAAAATCGGATTAGATTGTTGCATAATTTTGATGCTCAAAATGCAGATTTATGCAACAAGATTAAGGATGTTTTTGCTATTGGTTTTTAATCAGTTCCATTTTAGAAAACTGACTTTATATTAATAAAAAACCCGCAAAAGCGGGCTATATCACATCTGTTTATAGATAACATCTCGCCTATCTACATCAAGAACAAGAACTACGACTACATCATCCTTGACTTGATATAAAAGGCGGTATCCTGCTGATTTCAGTTTAATCTTATATAGATCAACTGATCCTCTCAGCTTATTCTTCGGTATCTTAGGGTTATCTAGGATTGCTTCCAGCTTACGAATAAACTGCTCAGCGATTTGTGGGTTAAGTTTGTCAAACTTTTTAAGAGCTGTTTTTGAGAACTCTAGCTCGTAACTCATTAATAGATACCTTCACAGTTTCGTCAGTATCAACTTGCTCGGCTAGTTTAATTAGTTCCTGATCTTCAATTAGATCCATCATGCGTTCATACATTGCTGCCGGAACACAGTAGAATTCTGGATTATTTCTATTCAGAATAGCTACTGCTTCGCCAAAAGCATTTTGTACAACTGCTGTAGGATTCTTTTTTAATTCAGAAACACTAGCCACAAATCGACTATGGATTATGTGGTTCATGACGTTTCTCATTTGATGTGTCCTACATCAATTTGTAGCCAATTGATTAGAACCGTCCTCAGAAAGTTAAGTTTGCTACAGGGTTAACTCAATATAAACAATTTGAAGATCTGTTTCAAGACCTGTTTAACAACCACTTAATAGGTCTTAATAAAAAAGCCACCCTAAAAGGTAGCTTTTTAAATCAGCTTTTTATCCAATATTTGGTGGTACTCGCAGAACCTGTACTGAAGGTACACCCCGATACACACCCATGAAGCATATCGTTGATGGCATTGGCTTAGATTGGGCTTCTCAGTTTGTTAAGTTAAAACAAATAGTTAATCAAGTTGTTATGATTTTCATAATAACTGATTTTCTTGTAATGTGCCTAAAATAGAAAGGATCTGATTCAGTACTGGGCAACTTTGTTCTAGCTGTATTTACTGCCGGTGCATAAGCTAAAGCTTTGGACATAATAATGACCCTATTCATTGAATAAAGCCATTATTTACAATGAGGAAAGCTTAGAAGTTAGTTAGTTCCAACTCCACAAGAAAAATATTTTAGTTTTCGATATCTTTATCATCACATTCAAGCCAAAAGACATCTTCAAACTTCTCGCATACACCAGCTTTTTTTAGTTCGGTGTAAATGAGTAAGGCACGATAAACACTGATGTGTTTTCCTGCTTCTGCATCTTTTATATACCTATTAAGCACATGATTATTTGATATAAATCCGCATTGTTTAGCTAATTGATAAACTGTCATACCAGCTTGCTCTCGCAAAGTTGCGACATTGTTTTTTTCAACCATCACGATATACCAAAAAATATTTAGTTCAGTGTATCACAAGAACAATTGCTATTAAATATAATTTTATTAATACTCGTAATTGCTATTATATTTAATAGTTGTTATATTTAACTCATCAGGACAGGATATGGTCTTGATAAAAAGAACCCCTTGTACCGATCAAAGTAAACAAGGGGTTATATCCAATCTCTAAGAGGAAATTAGACATGACTACTTTAACTCAAATCACCGTACCTTTCCACAATGCTGAGTTGTACTTGGTGGAACATGATGGTCAGCCATATACACCCATGAAGCCTATTGTTGAGGGTATGGGGTTAGCTTGGCAGTCTCAATTAGCAAAACTGAATGCCAATCCTCAACGATGGGGTATAACGAAAATCGTTATACCTACTCTTGGCGACTTACAGGAAATGGTTTGTCTACCACTAAGAAAACTTCTTGCTTGGCTCACCACCATCAGTCCTAACAAAGTAAAACCTGAACTTCGTGACACTGTCATCATGTACCAAAACGAATGTGATGATGTCTTATGGAATTACTGGACAAAAGGCCAAGTAATCAATCATAGAAAAGCTATCTCACCTGAACAACAGCATGCTTTACATGCAATCGTCGATCGTCGTGCAGGAAAAGATCGAAGTTTAAGAGCCTCTATGTGGATACGTCATAATCGCCACTTTGGAATTGCTAAATATAGCCAATTGCTTTCAATCCATTTTGATGATGCGAAGCAGTATCTTGAGACAATACCACTTCATGAGCTAGGCCCAACCGAAACAGATACACTTAAACGTTTAGAAAAATTTGTAGATAATCTCGCTGCACGGTATCCAGCATTAGAAAATCCGCTAGCTTATGAAATAGCACAGCATGTAGGTGAGAAGCTAAAGTATCAATCTCCCAAAGGTCCGAAAAACTTCTGGATTTCGATTCAGGAAAACGGCGCTCTTTCAGTACAGCAATATTCTCTACACCACACGCCCATTAATGTCGTGCAACTACGCGAAAAGTTTAATGGGCTATGGGAGTTTCTTCATAAGGATGAAGTACTTGAGCTTGGCAAAGTATTAAAACGCTTTCCTTTTGAACCTGTGAACTGAAAGGGCATATCATTAAATTAAGACGTTCCTACTGGAACTCCCCTTATATTAAAGCCAGCTATACAGCTGGCTTTCTTTTTAGAACTTATCCAATATTTGGTGGTACTCGCAGAACCTGTAATGAAGGTACACCCCGATCTAGCGCATCTTGGACACAACGATAATCAGGATTATTTGGTTCATAACCAAGTTCACCACGGATATTACCCTTATGTATTGTCATCGGTGCATCAAAACGCCCACGCATAAAACGACCAATAATAATTGTGTCAGTTAATGATTGATTGGTCTTTATTTCTGTTTTATCAGTTTTTTTCTGATATTGAATACCAGGCGCTTCACCTATGATTTGAGTTGTATTCATGAGTATTTCCTTAATTAAATGGATTATAGGTAAAGCCAAAAATGACCTTACCTATGAGTAATTAGTAAATACCTAAGCGTTTACCTTTTTTGAATGAACGTAAACGCTTGTTGATTGCATTTGCAGTAAAAGCATGAAGTCGAGCTTTTTTCATACCAGCTTTTTGTGCTGCAGTTAAACGGACCTTTTGACCAGGTAATCGTTTATTCACAACGGTTTTGACACCTTGACGAATAGCCAGCACACCACGGTAGTGAATTTTTCGCCCATTTACTTTCCGTTGGCTAAATGCTCCATTTCGAGCTTTAATTTTTTTAGCCATTGAATCGAAACCTTCTTCAGTTTCATCTGCTTCACCGAAAATAAACTCACGAACCAGTTCTTCAAGTTCAGGGCCTTCGTCTGGCATATTAGCAAGAACTGTATTGGCTGCTGCTTCTAACGCCGCATCAGCAACTTCTGTATCATCACTAAAGATCTCTTCAATATCAGTAGCGTCAACGCCAAATGTTAAGAAAGCATCGGAAAGAGACGCCATCAAAGCGTTTTCATAGATACCGTCTTCATCATCTGCACCATCTAATGCATCGACAATTAATGCGTCTAAATGATCAACGCCCAGTTCACCTTCTTCAAGCTTACCTTCACTGATTGTATCTACCGTATCAGATAGAATGTTCAGAGCAATTTGTCGTACTTGTTCAATCACAGATTGCTGTTCTCGATCAGTACTTGAAACCTTACTTACAACGGTAGAAATATTCTCCGCTGCTGAATCAAAAGCACGTAAAGCTAAAGGTTTTTCTGTAGTTGGGCCAAATGGATTCATCTTGATAGATCCTTAAAATTATTTAACTAAAACGTCGTCATCAAAAATTGCGGCACGAGTTGTACCAACAACTCCATGGGCTAAATAGAGTCGTACACGCTCATATGGATAGTCTTTGTCAGGTATTAAACTGAACTCAAAAGGTTTACCACCTAGATCTTCAGCCGGTTGTAACCAACCGGTTGTTTCACTAGAAGCACCCTCTAAAAACTCTTGAATTTCATCACCAGCTTTTTTGATATAGTCCGGTGTAGCTTGGAACATGTAAGTTCTAAGGATTTCGATACATTTATTCGTAACTCGTGCCGCAATCTCAGCTGCAGGAACTAAACGCAATGCACTATTTTTACTTTGATACTGGGTTAATACATCACTTAAAACGAATAATGTAGTTTCAAACTTAACTGGGCGAACTACATTTACTTTAGCCTTTGCCAACATTTCTTGAGTCTGTTCATCTTCAAGATCAATATTCGGCATCTGGCTTAAGTTTTTTGCTGTAAATGGATAATCTTTCCAAGCTACTGCATTTTTTAACGGCGCAAAGCCTTGTTTATTTAACTTTGCGTTACGTAATAATTTATCGCCGATGTAATGGCCCAAATAATAAGCTGGGACCTTACGCCCTCTTAGTGTGACAGCACCAGATGGACGGCATAGGTTCGGACTCCAAATGAATTGAACAAACTGTGATTGTGCATCTACACTTGTCGCAAATTGAGCTGCTTGCTCAGCTGTAAAAGTTGGGTTGATTTCAGCATCCAAAGGAATACGTAACTTTGTAGCTGCACGTTGTGCCGCAACATAAATTGGTAAATCATGAGGATTTGGTAAAGTCAGATATGCTGGTGTACTTAATTGACTCGTCAGAATCTTATATAGTTCATCTGGATTAAATGATGGTAACGATTCATCTTCCAATGCCAATGTTTTTGAAGCACGACCTAAGCTATTTGATTCGTTATAAGCATTTGATTTGAGTATTGCTTGTAACGCATCAATACCTAACGATAAATCAAAACGCTCAAAATATTCTTTCGCATCAGCTACAGCGACAATAGAAGCAGAATTTTCAATGTCTCCATCTACTAATCCCTGAACAGTAACAATTTGATCACCTGTTACCGCATCACGGATTTCCAAACGCATAGAAATATCTGCAGGACCGCGTGGGCTAGTTACTTTCGCAAAAAAGGCCACATTGATTTCTGTATTTGCAAGATAACTGTGAGTATCAAATTCCAGTTTTAGTGATGGGCTGGCCCCTGCTACAAGGGATAGCTCACCTGTACTTGATAGAGCAAGTATATTCATTACATTACACGCCCAAGGCTATTTGTTTTAAGTATTTTGAGCCGTTGGCTTTTTTGATTTTCTGGCTAGTTCCAATGTAAAAAAAACCACTCGAAAGTGGTTTTTCATTTCCTAAATTTTATAATCCGCTAGCAGGTTCTGTAGGCTCTTCTGCCTCAGTAGGTACAATTTGAAGTACATTACCTTTCAAGCCATTAATTTGATCTAGGTTATCTAGCAATTGTTTATGAGCTTCGTCACCGATCAAAGTGAATGTGACCTTTTGACCAGCTTGTACCAAAACTTGCGTAAATGGTTCGGTAATGTCACTTAAACCGTTATTTTGAAGTGTAATACTTCGTTCAGTAGGATGATCACCAACAGCATCCATAATTGGGTTCGTGCCATCAATAATGAAAATAGTCATCTTGTTACTCAACAGTTAGATTCTTACCAAGCCCCTTCAACTGACGTAAGTTTTCCAGTACTTGATGTTTAAATGTTTGGTTATGACACGTAATACTTGCTGTTTTACCTGCCTCAATAGCAACACGTGATAACGGTTCTAAAACTGTTGAAAATCCGTTATTAGTAACTTTAATAACTAGCGGATCCACGCTACTCCCACCTGATACTGTTAACAAATCCGTAATGGGAGTATTAACTTTAGAAGTATCAGTTTCTTTAAGGACATGATCCGATTCCGTCCCCACATCATCACCAGACTTACCACCATTTGAATCTAGATCATTTGAAGGTTTGACAGAATCATTCGATGTTTCAGTTGGATTTCCATTTTCTTGAGTATTGGACTCTTCATTATCTGAATCGCCATTTTTCAAATCAGTAGGTTTATTACCTTCATCTTGAGATGCGCCGTCTTCAGGACCTTGGCTATTTAACAAATCACCTTGGTCTGAAGCTTTTTCATCACCAGCTTGGGTATTCTGTGTTTCTGTAGTTTTATTGGTTTTATTACGTGTGTTTTTTTGTTTAGTAGTCGCTTGTTCGTCAGTTGAAGCTAAAGTTTCGTCAGTGTTTTGTGTTGCAGCAGCCATGAGATTTTCCTTTCAATAAATAGGGTAAAAAGGCGCATCGAAATGCGCCCTTATCTGTTTTACTTACGAATTTTTGAGAGATGGCATATTGATACAGTGGATGACATAGCTTTGATCAGCATAACGTTCTAACGGGTTCATTTCGGCTGCTTGAGCACCGATTAAAGTAAGTACTGATTCACGCGCATCTGGTCGAGTTTCAATAACTGAAAGAGGCGTTTGAATAAAGCCAACGAACGGCGCACGAATTGGCTCATTACCACGACCAACTAAAAGCATATCAAACGCTGTATCTGCTTCAGCTACAAGCTCTTGTGCTGTCGGTGCGTGGTAAACGTTTGTACCATCTGCAAGAGTACCAATACGGACAATTTGACCATAACCAGCAGTGTATCCGGTTTTAACTGGCATCTTGTCGCTTGACAGTTGATTAAAGAATACTGACCCAGTATCGCCAACATATAAGTCAAATGCTACGGTAGAGCCACCAGTACGTTGGTTAATATCCAATTTGGCAGCTGCAATAAATTTATTTACTTCCGCAAACAAGTCACCTGAAGTATTAAATGCAGCTGCTAATTTTCCAGTCACACCACGAGAAGCATCAAAAGTAACTTCACGAGCGGAGTATTCAGCTAAATCTTTTGCTTCACCTAATAAACGTACAGTTTGTTCTAAGAAGATTTTACCTTGAACAATTGCTAAAGCCTGACCCAGAAAACCAAGCTTAAGTTCGTTAGTTAACTGAGATTGTAATAGTGTTGAAGCTGTTACCCGTGCCATGATAGGTGACGCAATCAATGTTTCATATTCAGGTTCGAAATCAACACCAACTGGGGTTAATAGATAGTTATCATTACCATCACGCGCATCAAAATCCGCCACAAGATGAACTTCAATTTTCGCACCAGCTGGTAATGCTTCATTTAATGTCACGCTAATTTTGCTAGCTGAAATGTCAATTTCGCTACCAACTACACGATATTCAACGCCGTTTACTACTACGTCTTTCTCAGCAATAGCAGAAATCTTGCCTGAAAATTTTGATTTACTGCGATTTCGAGTATGCGCAACTTCTTTACCATTGATCTTAATAGATACATTACCCGCAATAAATGGCAATAAACTCGCTTTGGCGTCAGGTGTTTTAGCCTTGAAGTCTTCATAACCAGTTCGTGCAGTCACAGTATAAGTTGCACCTGCGCCACCATTAGACAATGCAAAACGGAATCGTCCTTCAACATAAGGCTTAGAAGCATTTGCACCATCTAAGTATTCTGATTTCTTCATTGCACCAAAATCACGGTTGGTGATAAAGCGAATAGATACAATCGGTACTTCATTTGAGCCATTTGAGTTGGGAATCATAGCAACGATAGGTGTTGCATAAGCGATAACGTTGGCGATAGTAGCAACTGTAATTGCTGGAACGATGCTTACAGATTCATGATGCTGGTGATTTACATCATCAAAACCAGATTCATTAATACTATCGTAATAGCTAAGGGTCTCGGCAGGCAAAGCAGCTGCTTGTTTCGCACCACTTAAACCAGCAGTTAATGCAGCTGCAATGATTGAAGGATGTGGTAATTCACCTCCATGACGTGATTGATATTGTGATACCCCAAACATCACAGCTTTATCAACTTCTGGCGCATATTCGATACCAATTGAATCAAAAATTGCTTTTAATACTTCTGGGTACTCATCTGCCGCTGTTTGAGCACTGTCAAACCCATTTTCAAGCTCTTCAGGACTTTTGAAATAGTAATTTCGGCACTGAACAGTAGCTAGTTGTTGAGCATCATACTTTTTACGAATTTCTTCTGTTAACACAGTCATTTTAAACCAGCCTTTGGCTTTCTATGTAAGATGCAGAAAGTCTGACATGGCGTATTTTTACTAAAACTGGTCGGTTCCAAACATAAAAAAGTCCCCAAAATTGAGGACAAAGAAAATGTAGCTAAAGGACCATCTCAGCCCTTTATTTATATAGCTATCCGCTTACACCACTTGAAACATAAATCTCCACATTATCACCTGCTTTCACTTTATAACGGAGCTTATCCCAGCAATGCTGTCTAAACGGTTCAGTATCGGGCGCAGCAGCTGTTAATGTAAGAATAGACACCCAGTGAGAATCGTTTTGCGGATCTGCATATGGAATATTGCTTCCGAAAAACTCTACTTCTGCCCCGTTCCCGATTACCTGGTAATTGAATATTGCAGAAGTACATTGTTCAGCCATTTCAATGTCGCCTGTCTTTTTACCTTTTTCATTGAAAATTAAATAGCTCATTTAGTTTCTCCATCACCTATAGGTGAAATAAACAAATCATCTCTACGGTTTAAAACATACTTACTGCCAAAATCTGCCATGAGGCTAAAACCAGTAATATTTACAATCTCAAACCACAACATTAGGTTTTCATAAATCATTAAACCTAAAAGATCACCTTCTTTAAGAATCAAGTCAGGGATGTTGATTATCCTTTCCAAAACATCATCCAATTCTTCATTGAATGTCTCTACTTGAGCGGTTAGCACCAAGTCAGATGGGTTATTCATTGAGAAGTTCTTTTGAATATAACCACCATTAAATTTATCGAAATGAACATAAGCAGCGCCCTTATATTCATACTTGTAGTTGGGTTCGTCTTGAATCGATAAAGTGTTCGCTTCAAAAGAAAGAGGATCTAAAGGTTTTGAATCTTCAGCCGGATTATTGAAAACTACTTCTTTTCGCCAAATTTGCGCGGGAATACTTGCTAGAGCATTCATCACAACACGTCTAGCTGCTAAACGGCGTCCATTTGCAACTTGATTTACTGATCTATTTAGCATTTCGACTTAAACCCTTCATAAAGACATTTAACATGTCATTGTCGATTGCGCCTGATTTATGTAAGGCTTGAATTCTTTCAATTTGACTTGCTCTAACAGTTTCCACTTCAAAACGTTTGAGGGTTTTTAATTCGCGTTCTAAGAGCTTTTTGGCAACTTTATCAGCTCTACGCATCATTTCTTTTTCTGCTTTTTGGATATTGGCTTTGATTGGCTTAACAGAACCATTCATCAAATCCATTACTTGCTCGTTAATTGAATTCTGTATTTGCTTATCTGTTTGCTTATACCGTGCACCTACTTGTTTCTTACGGTCTTTCTCTACTTCCTTTTTAAGGTAGGCAATCCCTGCTGGTGAACTAATCCACTTAACAACCCGCAATACATGCTTACAAGCCACACCGGATAAATGCGGGTTACGTATTTTCGGAAAGCCGCCCTCATCACGTCCCAAATTGTAGCCGCCAATAGTTGCCATATAGCGGTACCAGAACGTATGACGTTCGCAGTCACACTGAAATTTGATTTTGCCTTTAGCTAAGCGGTTTTTAACAGTGGTTAATGCCTGCTTGTCGATATCAAATACGACAGATTTAAAGTTTGAAAACTCAATCTCAACGTGATGATTTAAGACTTTACTATTTGGACCGGCATTCGTAAGTAAGTGCACTAATCCAGCTTTTCTGCTTACTGGAACCGCCAAATAGATTTGCTCATTTGCCCGGTCAATATCGTCTTGTCGGCTTAAATTAATGATGTTTTGAGGGGTAATACCCTTACTATACTGATCTTTTAATAGTTGAATGTTTTCCTGAAATGCCAAGATATCATCACGGGTAATACGCCGTGGTACTTCTCCATTTCGCTGACCTAATGTTGTAAAAAGTACCCTTTCGACATCATATTTTTCCCCTTGGGCAATATCTTGTGGTCGCAAGAACATAGGTTTAGGGATCTTTCGTCCCCAATCATCATATTCAATTTCTTTTTCTGCAAATGCCCGCTGTTCTCTATCTGCACGCTGGCGGCTCTGTTGATCTCTACGAACTCCACCATTTTGCAAAGACTGGTTTAATTGCAGCTGGGCACGGCGTAAATCATCTGGCTTGAATGCTGACATTTTAATTATCCTGCAAGTATTCTTTTTGAAGTCTTAAAAGATCAACAAGCCTTGGAAAAGCCACCTTATTAAGAGGTAACTTTTCCCAAACGCCGTTCACACCACACGCCACAAGTACTGCATCAATATGGTTTCTTGAACCATATATTTTCAAACTCAACAGTGATGGATCTTGAGATTCATCGTCTTTGATTTCCCAAACAATCAGATTCTGAATATTATTTTGTTGAAGATTCCGGTGAATTAAGTCTCTAATAGCATTTCGATAATCATTTCTCATACTGTTTTACCTATTTAAGCTTTAACAGTACTTACACGAGCAAAGCCACCAGTACCTGCTTTACCAGTGTTACCATTACTTTCGGTTGCAACACCAGGTTCACCAACAACTAAAGTCATATACTGAGTTTTTTCGGTTGAATTCACATATCGGCAAATGAGTAAACCACCACTTGCACCACCACCACCAAGTGCCCAGCCATCATCACCTACACCATTAGCACCATCACCACCAGCACCCCAGTTTGATACTGGACTTACTGATGCGCCGCCTTTGTGGTTTGTTTGGTTTGCAGCTGTACCAGCGTTACCAAGCTTGCGTGAAATTTCGGTTATGTTTGATGTCACAGTGATTACACCTGCTAAACCACCAGCACCATTTGAGAAAGCACTACCATTCGACCACTGACCACTGGTACCGCCTTTACCGCCGCCAACAACCGCCAAATCAAGTTCATTTAAACGTAAGCGTGTATCTGTTCCACTGGTCCCATGTGCCAATGCTCCTAACTCCCAGACACTGCCACCACCAGCACCACCAGCACCAACCAAAATGAATTCTTTTTGTTCTTTCGGTTGAATTGGAATGATATAAACACCTGGGACTGTGTAATCGCCGTTTCCATCGTTTAGTGTTTCTGCAGCTACCTGAACAACGGACCAATTCACAGTACCTGAATACCCTATCCGGTTTTGACCTGAGCGGTCCCAAACTTCATATGAAAAACCCTTTTCAGCACGGGTAAGCTTCCATGCTTCATGTGGGCTTTCTGGTGTTAAATAGATTGCATACTTTGAATCACGTAAATCAGTAACTTTGCCACCTAGTTCAACTGTGGCTGAGCTACCAATATTTACACCTGCTCCAATTAATTTTGGATATTGAGCATCTAAGTTTTTCTTGAAATCGATTAACTGCTGTAACAAATTTTTGGAACTAAGATCTAGATCATCAATCTGTTGTTGTAAATCATCGTCTTTGGCTTTTACATCTTTTTCAAATGCATATTGGGGGTGCGGATCCTCATGCTGATTATGTTCAGTCATGAGCTTACGAATTAACGCGCCGTATTGTGGGTGTGGATCTTCATCTGCACTATGCTGGTTCATCAACATCACTGCAATTGGAGTATTTGGATCAATTTTTATAGTTACATTTTTTAAATTAACGTCAGTTAAAACAAATCCAAAAGTAACGATAGCAACCACGTTTGCATGCAGTGACATGATTGATTGAACTTCTGTAGTTGACGCCACTGCAAGTAAAGTGCCATCTGATAGATATATACCTAACTCAAACACTTCCATTGTTAAAGTTGGCTCAATACTCATCACAAAACGCAAAGTTCCAGTTTCTGTGTCTACACCACCACCATTAAGCGAAAATCTGGCTAATTCATTTTTAAGAGAAGTTAGGTTTTTCGCTTCAACTGATGCATCAAATTTGCCGGTACCAACAGCAAGATGAGTAAGCTCCCCACCAAAGCTAGCAACATCGCCTGCTTTATTTAATGCATTCCGACCTGCGTCAGTTAAAAAGAAATTAATAGCCATAACCCACCCATATGATTTATTGATCTATGGTAGTTACGGCAAAAAGGTTCGGTGGGGGGCAGTTCCACAAAACTAATCATTTTCTTTTTCGGCAGCTTCTCTTAAAGCACTGAATCTTGACTTACGTTCAGCTTGTTCACGGCCTTCTGGTGTATCGTCAGTGACATTTACAGTTTCGTAAGCTTCAGTGTAATGAACGTTTTCTAAGAATAAGAAGGCAAAAGCATCACCAATATCCGGTGATTTAATTCCCATCCGTTTCATTTCGTCTTTGCTTAAGATTTTATAACGAGCAAAGTCATCAAAACGGTATGGAACGTGGATTAACTGATCTTTAATTTTCACATTGTGTTTCTTCGTTTTTATTTTAAAACGGCCACTTGCGATTGCTCGAGCTAAGCCAACATAAGCTAATGACCTTTTATTTGTAAACTCTTTTCTATTGTCATTACTAAAACATTGTGAGCCCCAATAAACAGGAACGTAGAAAATACCTTGCTTTTTAAGGTATTGGCCTAAACCTTTACCCGCCCCGTTATCATCTACAACTAAGTTAGCATTTGGGTACTGTAAAAGTAGCTCATTAATCTTTGCAAATAGTTCTAAGATATCATCTCTGTTTTTGCATAATGGAATATCTACAACTTCTACACGGCGTGCGCGCTCTCCCCATTGCGATTCACCCCAAACTTTAGAAACAACAATTACTGAATCGTCACGGCCGACACCACCACCAACGTCAACCGTAATGACATAGCCGAATTGATGGTCATCAAAAATACTGGCGCCAACATACATTTCTTCAGTTTGACGCTTGGTAATTAAGAACTCGTCTGATAAGTCTGGGAATTCACCTAGAACACGAATCTTATACTGGGCATCTTCTCTGCTTCCGTATTTTTGCCGTTGTTCTTCTAAGGACTGCTTACTAACTAGTGGTGACTCTTCACCATTAAATGTGAGAGCAATCCATACCCCACCTGCTCGATGACTTAACTTATGATGAGTTTCATAGAACATCCCCGCGTTACGGGTAGGCTGAGAGGTCATTACTGCACGGTTGTCTTCGTGCGTTAAGGCACCAAATGCTACATCAAGTACGGCATCATCTACACCACTGGCCTCATCGACCCAGACCATGTAGTTATCGCCGTGGTTACCTGCTAAGTTTGTAGGTTGATGTTTTGGTGCTGTCTTCGCAAAGACATACCATTTTTCTTTGTAGCCTTTGATGTATACAAGTTCAGATTGGTACCCAACATAATCAGCAAGCCAAGCCAAAGGCCCTTGCTTCAATCGTGCTAGATTGATACTGATTTCTTTCCACACTTGTTTCTTTAACTGCCCAATCTGCGGAGCAGTAAACATCATGATGGATTCATCAAAAAACAAGAGATGCCATAAGGCAACAATACCGGCACTGGCCGTTTTACCAGTGTTATGAAGTACTAAGTCATCTTCACCCAAGAAAAATGGATCTGGATCGAGTACAAAACCGTAATATTTACCTTCACCTAGCTCAGTAACCGATGTAATTTTTAAAGGCTTATGTTCCCCATCTATAAGCCTATAAGATGCAAACTGTTCCCTACTTTCAGGTTTAAGGTTCATATATTGAGAAACAAGCAATTCAATCTTGTCGCCCTTTGACCACCCGTTACCATCGTATAAAGAAATTAAGCAAAGAATATGTGATTTATTGAATGTATGAGCTTTACCATTCTCATATTCAAACCGGAACATTTCCTGATAACCGGTTACTGTTTTAATTACATCTAGTTCTGTCTTACCATCTGCAGCAAGAATTTTATGATTTAGATTAATACGCTCAACTGGGATAAATTCCCCATTGGCTAATTTGATTAAAGTCCCTTTACCAAAGCAACCATGCCCCGATGCTACTGAAGTACGGCTACCATCAAATGCAATAGATTCAAAAAGTAATTCTTGTTGCCATGTGGGTTCGACACCTAATGCTTCTACGGCGAAAGCATAGATGTCGTATCGATAACGCTCACAAAGTTCCCACCATTCGGGAATTTCTTTTAATGGTGCCAAAGCCATACCGTAAAAACACCATTACTTAAAAGATTGAAAAAGGAAGCATTGTTGGATCTACAGCATCTTCTTCAAACTGATTCCCTTCAGTAATTGAAAAGCCTTTGGCAATTTTCGTACTAGCCCAAACAGCTAATAGAATTGCAATGTGTCCATTGTTTAAGCTGCTGCTATCAAATTCTTGCTGAAGGCCGTTTTTATCGACCTTACGGATTTCAAGTACGTTTTTAGGGTTGTACTGGTTTAGCTTCGGCTCAATTTCAATTAACTTTGCTCTGAAACGAGCTTGGTAAATTGAAATCACTTCTTCTAAGTGCTCTTTAGCATTGAAACTTAATTGCCAATTCTGTACTTGATCCGGTGAGTCAGTTACTACAACTGTTTGATCTCTTAAATCGCTTGGTACGGGCAAATTTGAATAAACAGCTGTTTTTTGAATAACAAGCTCACCTGTATCAGCAAATGCCGCTCCAATAAGTCGAATTGGTTGATCCGAAAACCCAGCAACACGGCTGTCTATACGAATAATTCCAGACATTACATTTATCCTTAGCGCCGTTTGCGTTCTAACTTGGTTTGGCATTCAATGCAGAATTTCACGCCACCTAAAGCACGGCGGCGCTCTGGTATTTCTTCACCACATTCAACACATTCTTTTTCAGATTCGCCTTCAAAACGGCATCGGTTTGCAATTTCTTGCTGCAATAAATAATCAGCACTTTCTTGTGCCTTATCGATTAAGTCAGTCATCTATACGCTCAACTGTAATTTCACCTGTTTCTCTATCACCCTTCACACGCTGGTGATCGAGTGATGTGTACTGATCAGCTTGCACTACAACTTTGTCGTTGATTGCGGGCTGTTCCGTTGCTGAGCCGTCAGGTTCATAGCCATTACCTGTGTTGTTGTCGAATGGACCACCGAAACCGATAACGTTAGGTGTATAACCCACAAGCTGAATATCTACAGTTGAGATAGAAAGATTGATTGCTTCGCTTGGGACTGGTGATGGAAAAAGTTCATTTTCAAAAACAGTGAATGTTGAATTAACAACATGATCATTCCATTGCTGAAATGGCACATTAAAACGGCGGTTATCGCTGCTAGACATGTATGCGCAAAACTGCCCAATGACTGAACGCAGATCATTGGGATTGGTGGCAAAGAAAGCGATTTGAGCACGTACAGTTGTCGGCACCAGACGAACCTTCACCCGTTTCTCATCAATGACCGTTTCAATAAAATCAGGCACTGGTAGTAATTGATTTACATCAGGGGGTTGGTCAGTTAACGCTGTTGCAGTAAGCATTACAGGTAAAATCACTTTGGATTCTTCCTCATGCTTCTGGCTTTTTCTATATTCAGAAAGCATTGCTTCTGAATCGTCCATCATCCGTGACGGACATGCTTTTATAGCGTTACCAATGGCTCTCAACTTCCAGTCAGCCGTTAATTGGGTCTCAGGCATATACCAAGCACGAAAATTGACAAGCTGCTTATACCAAGCGTTTTGGATGCATTTAAGCGAATCGTTGGGGTAATTCATTATTACCCCCATACACTAAAGATACTGCCAAAAGACTTTTTCGGCTTTTTAGGTTTCTCTTTTACGTTTGGATTGTCCAAACTTTGAATGATTTGTTCAGCTTGTTGTTGTACTGAATCAAAACTCTTCACAGGATTTACCATACCCGTATAGAGTTCTTTTTTTCGTTCTTCTCTAAGTTGTTGCAAGCGTTTCTGTTTATCAACTTTTTCTGATAATTCACCCACTAATCCTTGAGCATTTCCTAACTCGGTTAATAGATGCAGCTGACTATTGATATTGTCGTATGTCTGTAAAATTTGATCTTCAAGTAATTGGGCAATAATAATTTCGGGCTGTGATAACTGTGAAATATCTGTTGCGCTATCAAAGCAAGAAACAACACCTTCTGGCTCTTCAGGAACAAATAATCCATCAAATAACTGACCATCACCTACATTACTTGCATAATTTGGTTGTGCAACGAAATCAAAACCAAAAAAACCCGTTGGAATTAAACGGCCACCGACATTCTTGTAATTGACTGATGTGCTAAAACCACCCGCTTGGGCTTTATAATCTTGTAATGCGATCTCACCAGGCTCGTTATCATAAAACTCTTCTCGGTGTTCAACTGTTCCATCCTTTGACGCACGTAATTCAATTGTTTTAAATGCCCGTGAAAGATATACAACTTTACCTTTAATGATCACCGTTTCAGGCGGCACCATACCATAGCGCTGTCGAATTTGATGACCGTAAAAACCTTGTAATGAATTAGTAGCAACCATTTCTTGTACATGGTCACTGTTGATCAAGTTGACCATTGCATCTACATCGACATTACTTCGATCAACACCGGTAAATTTACGGCATCGGTCATGTAAGTTGTAAGATAGAACTTTTGTCTTTCTATTTTTGCTAGCCATAAAAAAGCCCCAATGCTGTGATTGAGGCTATTGTTTCAGTTGTTCTATAGTTGAAATTTAATCAGTTCCAAATCAAATCTTTTGATCAAACTCAATTAATTCCAATAGCTTGTCATGCTGTTTATCTTCAATGGTTGCATCAAAGATGTACCCACTTTTAAGAGAAATAAAAACATCATAAAAGCGCTCATGGACCATGCCTCCTCGATGTTCACTTTCGGAGACTTGCAAACAATCCATTTGAGATAAGTCAATTAATTGAGAACAAGCACGTTTTCTACAAAAGATTTTTAATCGCATACTTCACCCAATTACTTAACAAGAGTGCCTTCAACACCACGAGCACGGCGCTCAGCTGTACGTTTATTAAATTCTTCTAGCGCACTTTCCATATAAATAATGGCTTGTTTGTTGAACTCACTCGGAAATTTTTCATCCAAGGTTTTAGTACGGTGAATAAGTACTTTTAACAATGCTTCACTAGTAACCCCATTCACCCCATGTTCTGGAATTGGGCCATCTTGAAAATGAATACTGATTTCAAAATCTTTTGCATTTTGGTTTTCAGGATTTGCTGAAATCTTATAGTAATGGCCCTGAGCATATTCCGTAATGCCTTCAACCACTTCCCCTTTAATAACTTTATCAATTTCTTGTGGTTCTAATTCATGGCTAGCATATCCTAAGAAATGATCAATTAATAAGTTTTCTCCCTGACCATTGATAGGTTCTGCGATTCCTACTAAAACATTGTCTTGAGCTTGTTGCATATAAAAAAGTCCTGAACTAATGAACAGGACTATGAAATCATTTTGTATTTGAGCGCTAACTCAACAGTTCCAATTGAATTAAAGGAAGTTATAGACTGCATAAGGCTTAGCTGCTATTGCCGCTGCAAAGCTTGTGGTGCCTAAATCTCTATCAAATGCCATTGAGTGAACTTTAACGACAATATTGGCTGGTACTAAACGGCGTAATATCGGTGACAGCTCTACCACTTCATTTGCATCAACAGTTTTATCTAAAACAATTCTAATCCGACTTGTTAAGAAGTAATTTGGCTTTTCAAAATCAGACAAATAGGCTGGATATTCTTTTAGCTTTTCCAAGCTATGCCATAGCCGGATAATCTGAAAATGATCTTTCCCCCACAACATTCGTAAAACAAACTCTAAAAACGCTAATCCTCTTTTATTACCCATGCTGCTCCAATTGGCATAGATAATTCGCATTAACGTGTCAGAGGTGTTATTTCGGCGTAATACAACAAGTCCGTTTTGTTTAGAGAACCGTTCTACAACTGTTTTACTACCGATATGAGGACAACCGTAATCCAATAAATCTTGTATGGACTGTTCAAAGTTTTGTGCAAATACTTGTTTAAATGCTTTAGCAAGTGCGGTTTGCAAGCCCGTACTCACATATTGTTCATCGATAGGCCGAGTAAAGCTTATAGGGTCCATGTAGCCCCCGAAATATCAGCGGTGCGTTCCAACTCAACAGTAATGCTGTCTTTTGTCACATACACCCACTCATTAGGCTTATTCAACTCATTTGAAAGCATAATGGTAAAGTCACTCATCCGGTCTTGGAAAGCCACAATATTGTCATTAATCAGCTTCCCCATTTCTTGCGTATTAAAGCCATTAACCAGCCAACGACTTGAGCTCAATGATTCACGCCCGTATCGTTCTACAAGTAATTCTTTGATCTGTGTCTTAACCATATCTGTGTTATGTACAGAAGCCAAAGAGCCTTTAATTTTTACTTCAATTGGCTTTTCTACAACTTCATGTACATTCACTTTACCTTCATACAAGTTATCGCAATAACCAATATACCGACAGATATCTTGTTCTAACGTTGCTTGTTCAGCTGGGTTCTTGGCAACCACCACAAGATTTAAATGATTTATGTCGCGGTATGTAATGGCAAAGTGTTGCTCTTGCAACGTTTCATTCCAGACAGAAATAAACTGTGCCCGTTTCATAAATTTTTTACGGACTGCATAGTCAAAGTTGCCGAGAAATACCGCATCTTCATCGTAAAGTGATGGATAGCTTGATAATAAACGTAATTCTGATACAGCTAACGGATCTACGCCCTCTCTAATCAGTCCACCAGCTTTAAAACGCACTGATACCCGCTGTTCATCATTAGTAAGTACATCAAGTAAGGCCGCATCTTTTAAACGATTAACATCAACTTCCCCGTATGTCTCAAGAATTCCAATTATTACCGTTTCATTGGCTTGCAGAGTACGACCAGCTCTCTCAGAATCGCCAAACTCAATAAACAATCTTCTTAGATTATCTGTAGTAATAGTTACAGCATATTCACCTGGTTCAACATTCATCCAGCGCGGCTTAATTACATAGTTATTATTGCCCTGCTTAACCGAAATATTTGCAAGTGAAAGGTCCTCTAAAAGGTCAATTCGATATTTATGGAACCCTTCAGTAACTGGTACAACATATTTAATTTCACGGTATTCACTTTGTTCTGCTATTACTTCCGCCGTCTCACCAGCTTTAACAGTAATTGATTGAAGCAACCGCCATACTCTACCGCCGCTATGGTCCTCAATCATTCGCCCTTGACTTAAGCTCACAGCATTTGTTGACCGGTTGATAATTTCTATTAAGTGCTGACACGGTGTACCTATAGGCAAAATGCCTTTATTTGTAGCATCCGCAATAATTGAGCGGTCACGTGTTTTGGTAAATGGTTCAATTGAAGCAATATCGATTTCTGGACCAAATGCAGTCAAAAAACTAGCCATAGAACGCAGCTGGTGAACGACAAGTGGATCTTGAGCTTTATAGCGTTCCTGAATCTCATAATCATCTATCGCTGCTTGGAGCTGGGCTTCAAAATCAGCTTGCGTTAATGTCATATGTCTCACCTGTTACTGATTTACCCAATCGGTCTGCTACTTGGTTAAGATCTATATTCACATTCATGATGCTTAAATGAATATGAACCGTCTCAAATCCTTCGGTTTGTGAATACAGGGCTAATTGGTCAGAGTTAAGCTCAGATAATATTGGTAGATCCTTTTTCATCTTAATAAGAAAACTATCTGCCACCCTCGAGTCTAAAGGTGCCATTAGCAAATCATAAAGAGGTGCACCAAAGTCAGAACCATACTTCCCATT